GCGGCTGACGGACTCGGGCCGCTGGATCAGCGTGGATGACGCCAGCGCGGCCTTTCTGGTCTGGCTGGCCGGGGCCACGGCGGCGCTGGCGGCTTATGTTTATCCCCGCCTTGTCGCCGCATCCGGCGGCGGGGCCGACCCTGCCGGTGACCGGCTGGTGCCGCCGGAGGCGCAGGATATGTCCGGCGCGCAACGCACAAACCCGCCCGCGCCCGGCGCGGTGCTGAATGACATGAAAGGAGGGGCCCAATGACCCTGCTGAGTGCCCGGCTGCAACAGCCGGATGTGATTGACCTGGACGAAGCCGAGGCGGCGGCGGTGCTGAACGCGCCGGACCCGGAATTGCCCTTGAAGCCGATGGCGTTCAACTGCCGGACGGTCGCAAAGCCCGCCGTCCTGAGTGGCGAACTGGGAATGCTCAAGGTGGTCGCGGAAGCGAACGCCATTCCGGCCGATATATCGCCGACCGGGCAACCAATTCCCATTCCATCCGTAGCGATGGCCGCGATTGAAACCTTGTTGGACGCCGTAGAGCGCGAACTGGAAGTGGACCCATCCCAACCGGGGGAAATGCTACAGGTGTCAGAGATGCTGGACGGGATCGAAGCGTTGGGGCTGCTTTCGGCCACCACGAAGGCAGCCATTCTGGCAGGCACTGTCCGCCCGCAATCATGGGCCGAAGCGAACGACTTTCCCAATGGGATAACCGCCCGCGATGTCGGGCTTGCGCGGGGGGATGAATAATGGCCGTCGCAAAATGGACCGCCTTCGCAGGTGAGTCGGCCAACCTGGCCGGAACAGCGCTGGATTCAAAGGCGAACGGCACCACCACATTCGTGGTCGATATTGACAACAACACTGACCGCGATCTTTACGCCAGCTTCTGGGCTGCCTTCGGGTCAATGAACCCGTCTGCGGGGGGCAGCGTCACGTTGAGCCTGCGGCGCAAGCGCGGCTCGGCCTATGCCGAAAACCCGTGCGAACAGGTCATATCCGGCGTCACCGGCACGGGCGCGCGGGCCTTTGCGCTGGAGTTCGCCATGCGCCTGCCGGGGCCGGGGGTCTATGGCCTGTACTTCACCAATACCCTTGGCGTCAGCACGGCGGCTAGCGGCAATTCCTTGTTCCAGATTGACTTCAACGAAGATGTGACCTGATGCCGCGCGCGGTGGGCTTGGACAGTCCGAGGCGGGAGGCGATCGATCAGCGGCGGCTGTGGACGCCTGCCCTGCTTAACCCTGCGCTTTGGCTTGATGCCGCCGATCTTTCCACATTGTCAGTCGGCGGCAGCGGAGTAGACTCGTGGCAGGATAAAAGCGGGTTTGGCAGGCACGCCACGACAACGGTTCGGAGACCCGCCTTTTTGGCTAACGCGCTGAACGGCCTTCCTGCCGTGAACTTTACAGCGGCCTCGGCCACCAAGCTGGATACGCCGGACTTCTCCATCGCGCCAAACCGGCAATTCTGCGCCTTTGCAGTTGCGTCCACCGCTGGCCTGCTCGGCGGCAGCACGTTTCGGCGGTTGTGGACGACGAAGGGCGTAAACCCGGACTCCCTTGGCGCTGGGGCGACGTATTCACAGGGTTATATGGGGTCCGGCGCGAATGCGGGGTCAGCCCTGCTGATTGCGGGCGGCACCGGAGTTACCGCGCCGGTGGTGAGCGGGCTGGGCAACACAGCGCCGGTTTTGCTTACGGCGGCATTTGGCACGGCTGGGGCAGCATCAAACGAAAACACAATCTCGGCGAATGGCGGGGCGCGGCAATCGTTGACCGGGCAGTCTGGCGCGCTAAGCACCACCGGCATCCGAATTGGCAGCGACGTTGGCACCAGCGGCGGTTCGTCGTGGAACTCCTGGGTAGCGGAACTTATCTTTACCGGCGCGATCTCGTTTGCGACGCTTCAAAGCATCGAGGGCTATCTGGCCTGGAAATGGGGGTTGCAAGGCAATCTGCCAGCCAGCCATCCCTTCGCCAACCGCCCGCCACTGATCGGATCCTGATATGTCTCTGCGCGTCCGCGTTCCCCGGATTGTGGCGGCAACAGGCGGCATCACCGGCACCGCAAGCGGCACGATCAGCTTCACCGGGGCTGCGACTGGCACCGTCATCATCACCGGCAACGCCAGTGGCGTTCTGGGCTTTAGTGGCGCGGCTACGGGCGTCATTGGCAACGCACCGATCACTGGCGCTGCGTCCGGGACACTGCCCCTGTCCGGGACGGCCACGGGCGGGGTCAACGTCAGCGGTCTTGCTAGTGGCACGATGCCGCTTACTGGCGCGGCAACTGCAACATCTCCGATCAGCGCGCTTGCCAGCGGCACCCTGCCCCTGAGTGGCGCGGCCACGGGCGCGGTCGGTGCGGTGCCTGTCACTGGCACGGCCACGGGCACGGTGGCGCTATCTGGCACCAGCACAGGCACGGTTACAGTCACTGCGCAAAGCACGGGCACCCTGCCCTTGAGTGGCACGGCTTCGGGCGCTGTGGCTGTAGTGGCGCAAGGCGCGGGCACCCTGCCCTTGAGTGGCGCGGCTTCGGGTGTGGTGGGGTCGGCACCCGCGCTGGGTGTGGTGTCGGGCAGTTTGTCGGTATCGGGTTCGGCGGTGGGTCGTTTGCTGGTCGCGGCGCAGGGTCTAGGCACTTTGCCCTTGACCGGCACGGCTTCGGGTAGCGCTGGCCTGGTGCAATTTACCGCTACCAGTCGCGGCAGGGTGGGTCTGTCTCGCATCGAGGCGATTACTTCCCGCTTAGGCTCTGGTCAGCTTCGCAAAAAAATGACGAGGATTGAATGAAATCATCACTGGTAGTAGGTGACAGCCTGAACTTTGTTACCCAGGTGCCCGATTATTTGGCAACCGAGGGCTGGACATTGAAGTACCGGCTGATACCGCGCGGCGCTGGAGCGTCGATAGAGATATCGGCGGTGGCCGAGGGTGAGTCGTACCGGGTGCAGGTGGCAGCAATGACCACGGCAACCTGGTCGGCGGGGGAGTATTCCTGGGCAAGCTGGGTCGAAAAGTCGGGCGAATCTTACTCGCTGGAATCGGGCGCTATTACTTTGGCACCGAACCCACGCACGGCCTCGGGTGGCTACGATGCCCGGTCGCTGGCGCAAAAAACGCTGGACGACTTGCGCGCTGCGTTTGCTGCCTGGAGTGCCAGCAGCGGGCGCACGAAGCGCTACAAGATTGGTGAGCGTGAAATGGAGTTCAACAGCGTGACTGACATTATCAAGCTGATGGACTACTGGGAAGGCCAGGTAACTCAGGAGCAATTAGCGGCTGATCTGGCGCGTGGACTGAAACCGAAAAACCGCATTCTAGTCAGATTCGGACGGCCTTCATGACAATACTGGACAGATGGAAGCAGGCACGGGAACGTGACCGGGCTATGGCGGCGCGCGCCGGTCAATGGAGCGTAGCGAACCAGCCCGGCGGGGTGCGCCTGGTGAACAACCCCGGCGGCCAGGCGCTGCGTAATTACATGGCAGCCAGCACCGACCGGCTGGTGTCTGACTTGCAAGGTTATGTGTCTTATGCCTCGGGTAATGCCGAGGTTAGAAATTCGCTACGCGTTATGCGGGCGCGGTCGCGTCAACTGGCGCGTGACAATGAATATGCAAAACGGTTCTTGCAACTCCTGCGCAACAACGTGGTGGGGGCGCATGGTTTCAGTTTGCAAATGAAGGTGTATCGAACTCGCGGCGGCAAGCTCGATGATCTGGCGAATGTTGAAATTGAAGACGCTTATGCGGACATGTCGCGGGTGAATCACTTCACGGCCAGCGGCCACATGAGCCGGGCTGCGTTTGAGCGTTCCATTATTCATCATCTGGCGTGTGATGGCGAGGTGATCATTGAAAAACTGGTCGGGCGCTTCAACCGTTTTGGTATTTGCTGGCGCTTGATTGACCCTGACCTGCTCGATGAAACCCTGAACGTCAAAAGCGGTGGCGCTCAGGCCGGGGTCGGGCAGTTGACTGATGGTGCTGAAATACGCATGGGGGTGGAGCGCAACAAGTACGGCAAGCCGGTAGCGTACTGGTTTCGTACCGGACACCCCGGCGATGACCTGTCGAGCGTGAATTCGACCCAGCGGCGGCGCGTTCCGGCTGACCGGATTATTCATCGTTTCCTGTCGGAAGAACTGCGTGCTGACACGGTGCGCGGGGTGCCCTGGCTGTATGCGGCCATGCGCCGGGTGGGTATGCTGGCCGGGTACGAGGAAGCGGTGCTGGTGGGTGCGCGGACCGGTGCGGCGCAGATGGGCTTTTATATACCCCCCGACAAAGACGGCGGCGGCGTACTGGCCGAGGGTGATGCCCTGGCATCAGCAAAAGACGCTCAGGGCAACCTTTACACCGAAGCAGAGCCGGGGGCTTTTGGTGTTTTGCCAGCCGGGTGGGACTTCAAGACCTTTGACCCGGCTTACCCGAACGACAAGATGGAAGCGTTTTGCAAGCACATGCTGCGCGCTTTCAGCGTGGGTGTGGGGGTTGATTACAACACGCTGGCGGGTGACATGGAAGGCGTGAGTCTAAGCACGATGCGGCACTCGGCCAACACAAACCGGGACTTTTACGAAGGCCTGCAACAGTGGATGCGTGAGCATGTTTGCGAGCCGATGTTCAGTGAATGGCTGTTGCTGGCCTTGAGCATGGGGCAAGTGGGCAAGCTGGCGCTCGATGGTCTGGAACGCTACAACAAACCTCGCTTCAATAGCCGACCGTGGCGCAGCCCGGACCCGCAGAAAGATGTGGCGGCGTCAGCCCAGGCGGTATCGCTCGGCATTTCGAGCCGGACAAGAATTTGTGCTGAGCGCGGCGAGGACTTTGAAGAGATTTTGCGCGAGCTGGCCGAAGAAGAAAACCTGGCGCGTGAACTGGGTGTGACCTTGAATGCGGAAGCGGCGTCGGCGCATAAAACGCCTGCGGTGGACGATGCGGGCAAGCCCGTGCCAGCGGGCGCGGAAAGTACAACAGAACCTAATGATGGAGGTGAAGATGCAAGCAGCGATGCTGGAACCGAAGACCAGGACTGAACTTAAGCTAGGCCGGCAGTGGCGGCACTTGAAAATAGACACCAGGGAAATTAACGAAGAGGAACGCACGGTTCCTCTTTCTTTTTCCAGTGAGGCACCTTACGAGCGCTGGTGGGGGGTCGAGATTTTGGGGCATACCAGCGGCGAGGTCGATATGGCCTGGCTGAAAAGCGGCAATGCGCCCTTGCTGTCGAACCATGACACCGGGCAGCAGATTGGCGTGGTGCTGAGCGCCCAGATTGACACCGACCGCAAGGGTCGCGCC